AACAATGCGGACGCGCACGGAAAATCGCGGCCAACACCAGCTACCGGCTGGCACCATGGTCGGACTTGCTGTATGCCTGCGATTACAAGTGGTGGGACCACTACCGGCCCGAGTTTGGCGGGCTAAAGGTCACGCAAGACCAGCGCGCGGCGGATGAATTCGGCCTGCTGCGAGTGCCGAGCGTCGATGAGCCCGGCCTGTCGTTGTCGCCGCTGCGCATCCACCAGGGTGGCAACAGCGGGTATCAGGCGCTCAACCTGGCCGTCCTGCTGGGCGCTGAGCGGGTAATCCTGCTGGGCTATGACATGCACGGTTGCCACTGGCATGGCCGGCATGGCGGCGGGCTCAACAACCCTGAGCCTGGAAATTTCGCGCGATGGATCGCGGCATTTCGGACCGTCCGGGCGCCGGTGCCGATCATCAACTGCACGCCTGGGAGCGCGCTCGACGCATTCCCGGTGGCGAATCTGGAGGACGTGCTTTGAGCCTTGAGCAGGCGCGCGCAATAGAACACAAAAAGTATGAGCTGGCGTATCAGTCAGCGATCTACGCCATGGGTTCGGGCCGCATGACGGACGCGCTGTTCCGTTCGTGGTTTTCTGGTGAGGTGACATGGGTGTCGAAAGGCCGCAAGCATTTCTCCGAAACATGGCGGGTTGATCTGTCATGAGTCTATCGCTGGTAACCGCACCAGGCGCCGAGCCGGTGACGCTACAGGAAGCAAAGGACCATCTGCGGGTTGACGGCGCCGACGACGACGCGCTGATTTCCGCGCTTATCACGGCTGCGCGCGAACACATTGACGGCCGCGATGGATGGCTTGGCCGCGCGATTTGCACGCAGACGTGGGACTGCCATTTCGATGCGTTCCCGTCCGGTGATTCCATCGCGCTTCCGATAGCACCGATCCAGTCGGTGACGTCGGTCAAATACATCGACACTGATGGCGTGCAGCAGACGTTCAGCAGCGACAACTACGCGCTGGGGGCTGATCTGGACTGGTCGCCGCGCGTGATTCTTGGATGGGGCAAGAGCTGGCCATCCATCCGGGCCGTACCGGACGCGGTGACGGTGCGGGTGGTGGCGGGATATACCGATGTTCCAAAGCCGATCTGCCAAGCGATTCTGCTGCTGGTCGGCCACCTGTACGAAAACCGTGAAGCGAGCTCACCGGTTGCGATGCACGAAGTCCCGTTTGCGGTATCCGCGCTGCTCGCGCCGTATCGCAGGGTGTTCCGTTGATGGCGCTGGCGCGCCCAATTCTTAACTGCTGGAGAACATCATGGCCCTTTCCGCAACCGCAATTTTCGGGTTGACCGCACAGCTCACCAAAGCCGTGGATTTGAGCGTCGCCGCTGCGCCGATGGAATACCGGAAGCGATTCGCTTTCACCGATGGCGGAGGGCTGAATCAATCTCAATACCTGTTTAGCGATCAACGCACGCTGGCCGCAAGCGCAGCGGAAGACCTGGACCTTGCGGGATCATTGACGGATGTGTATGGCGCTACGCTGACGTTTGCCAGCATCAAGTTGATGGCGTTTTTCGTGTCTGCGGCGGCGGCTTCCGGGATCAGCGTGACCGCCAAGGCCACAAACGGGTTCGCGTCGTGGGTCGGTGCAGCCGGCGATGCCATCAAGGTGCTGCCGGGCGGGCTCGCGCTGTTCGTCGCGCCTGGCGCTACCGGATACGCGGTAACTGGCGGCACTGGCGACCTGATCACCGTCACGAATTTGTCCGGCGCGTCAGCTGTCACCTATGACGTGTTGTTGATGGGCGACTGATGCAAGCCGGTCGTCTCCGCCATCGCATCACGATCCAGAATTTCACCAGCACCAAAGACGACTTCGGCCAGCCTATAGAGAGCTGGTCGACGTTCGCTGCCGTGTGGGCGTCGGTTGAACCGCTGACCGGACGTGAGTATTTCCAGGCGCAACAGACGCAAGCGGAAATCAGCTACCGGGTGCGCATCCGATACCTATCGGGCGTAGTCCCGACCATGCGAGTGATCCACGGATCGCGGACGCTGGAAATACTCGCCGTACTGAATGCCGAAGAACGCAACCGAGAAATTCAACTCATGTGCCGAGAGGTCGATTGATGGACGTGAAGCTTGACATCAAAGGGCTTGCGGACTTGGAGCGTGAATTGAACCAATTGACGCTCAAGGCTCGGGCCAGTGTATTACGCGGCGCTCTGAACAAGGCTGTTGACCCGGTTCTCAAGGCGGCTCGCGAGAATGTGAGCGCACAATTCACCGAGAGATCCGGAACGCTTCGCAAGAGTATCCAAAAATCGGCCACCGCACCGCGCGGCAGCAATGGATTTACCGCCGAAGCGAAGGTCGGAGTCACCGGAGAAGGGTTTTACGGTCGGTTCCTTGAGTTCGGCACGTCGAAAATGCCAGCCAGGCCGTTCATGAGGCCCGCAGTAGACGCGCATGCACAAGAGGTCGTCGATCTGTTCGCCAGCGAAATGCGCAGACGCATAGAGGCTGCGCGTGGTTGAGTCCGACCTGTACACGGCACTGAGTATTGATGCGTCCGTTGGCGCAATTGTTGGCGGAACCGGAGACAGCGCGCGCATTTATCCGATGCTGCGGCCGCAAGGTGCAGCACTGCCGGCCGTTACCTATCAGCTGATCGACCGCCCGAGAATCGATACCGCATCGCTCAGAGGCAACAACGCCAAGGTGCGTAGCCGCGTGCAGGTCGACTGCTGGGCCGAATCCTATGCGGTCGCCAAGTCCCTGGCGGCCGCTGTGAAAAATGCCGTGCTTGCGGCATTGACTGCGCTCTCCATCGATGAGCGTGATCTGTACGAAGACGACACAGGCATTTATCGAGTGTCGTCGGATTTCTCAATCTGGCACTTGGAGAGTTGACATGAGTTCAAACGCACTCGAATCGCAAGGCATGGTCATCAAGCGCGGCAATGGTGCATCACCTGAGGTGTTCACCGCCATCCCGGAAGTTCGGTCCATCAATGGCCCGGACGGCAGCGCATCTGAGATCGATGTGACCGATCTCTCCAGCACAGCCAAAGAATTCAGGATGGGCATGCAAGACGAAGGGTCTATCACCCTGGACATGATGTTCATCCCCGCAAACACAGTCCATGCAGGACTCCGCACTGATCGCGCAAACCGCACGTTGCGCAACTTCCAACTGGTTTTCACCGATTCCCCGGCGACAACCTGGTCGTTCGCAGCCTATGTCCAGGGGCTTTCGGTGTCCAACGAAGTCGATGGCGTGACCACTGCAAGCGTAACGCTTCGGATCAGCGGCGCGATCACGGAGTCTTGATGATGATTGACTTCGCAGAATTGCGAGCGCGTGCAAGGGCACGCGAGAATTGGACGGTCGATGTCGAGGAGTGGGGTGGTGCCGTTACGCTCCGGGAAATGACCGGAGCGCAACGCATGTCGATCGGCGAGCGAGCGCAATCGCTGGTCGATCGGCATGGCGTTTCGCAGAGCTTCGCCATGATTTCTGTGCTGGTGGCGCTTTCTGTCATCGATGACGATGGCGAAGCGGTGTTCTCTGCGGACGATTTCGTCGATTGGCGAGATGCTGAGCTTGCCGGGCTGACGAAAATCGCGCAGGCCGTGCTCGCGCGCAATGCAGTATCCAGCGACGAAGGCGACGAAATCCTGGGAAACTAAAGCGGGAATCCCGGCGCAGGTTCGTGTTTCGGCTTGCGCTTGCGCTCGGGTTCCCGCACCCGGATTATCTGCTCGAAGTGCTGAGCGCACGACAGCTCGCGGAATGGCAGCAATACTACTCGCTGGAACCGTTCGGGTTCCCTGCAGAATCGTGGCGATCCGGGATTATTGCATCCGTAGTCGCCAATGCGAACCGCAAAAAAGGCAGCAAGGCGTTTCAGCCGAGCGACTTCATGCCGCGCGAGCCTGAGACGAAAAAAGAGCGTCGCGGCGGAAAACTCAAATCTGCACTCTCGCACCTGGTGAAGCGCAATGGCTAGTCGGAAGATCGCAGACCTTATTGTCCAGATGTCGGCGGACAGCGCGCAACTCCGTTCCGATATGGAGAAAGTGCGCTCGCAGATGCGAGGCATGCAGAAGACCGCCGATGACGTTGGGTCCAGTATTTCGGCATTTGGTCGCAACTTTGCTGCCGCTTTCAGCGCGGCAGCTGTAACCGCAGGGATAACAGCGATCACGCGCGGGATCGGGACGGTCCTAAAGTCGGCAGACGATCTGGTCAAAAGCGCGGACCGAATCGGCATATCCACCACGGCGCTGCAAGAGCTTGGCCATGCCGCGAGCCTGTCCGGGGTCTCCATGGAGACCTTGGACAAATCCTTTCAGACGTTCACCAAGCGGGTCGGAGAAGCCAAGGCGGGATACGGTGCGCTTAGCACCGCGCTCGACAAAACCAACGCCGACCTGCTGGCACAGATCGTCAACAGCAAGAACCAAGAAGAAGCACTCAACGCCGTATTCGCCGCAATCTCCGGGCTGAAAAACCAGACCGATAAGGCTGCGCTGGCAAATGCTGCATTTGGCCGCAGCGGGTCGGCGCTTACAACGATCCTGAAAGACGGCACCGAAGGACTAAACGAGATGCGCCAGGAGGCGCGCGATCTCGGCCTGGTCATGGATGGCGACCTGTTGCGTGCGGCCGAGCAGACCGGAGATGAATTCGAGCGCACGGCGTCTGTCATTCGTGCCCAGTTCGGCCGTGTGATTCTGGAGACCACGCCAGCACTCCAGCAGTTTGCAAAAGAACTGCGCGACCCTGCTGTAATCGACGGCATTACAGGCGTCACCAATGCGCTGATCGCCATGGGTTCGGCCATGGCGTCCGTAGCCGGGTGGATTCCGAAGGTACGAGATTTCATCGGCGCCGAGCTGTTCGGGTCTGAGACAACCGGCAGTCTCACGGAAGTGCAGCGCGAAATCGCGGCTATCCAAGAGCGGCTTGAACTGCTGCGCAACCAAGAAAACGTGTTCGGCGCAGGATCGCAGGAGGGGCTGATAGCGCCGCTGGAGAAGCGGCTATCGATGCTGACCCACTTGCGTGATGGGCTGGCGCGTCAAGCCGAAGCGGAAAAGACCGTTGCCGATGTCTCGACGACATCGGCGGAGCAGCAGGTTACCGCAGCCGCGGAAGTCGTCAAGGCTACAACGCAGTCCACCAAAGCCGCAGATGATGCGGCGAAGGCCGAAAAACAGCGCGCCGACGCCATCGCGGCGATACTCAAGCAACAGCTGCCGCTGCAAGCCAAGCAGCAGGAATTGCTGTCGCAGATCGCGTTGCTTGACGAAGAAATCAAGAAAGAAACCGCCAGCACCGAAGACCTGACGCGAGCGAAATCCAGGCTACAGCAAGAACTGGAATCGTTGCAGAATGTCGTTGGCGACACGATCAAAGGGCACAAGGAAAGCGTCGCGCAGCTTGAAGCAGAGCTTGCTGCAATCCGCGATGGCGAAGATGCCTATCGTCGATTCGGGATCGAGCAGCAGATCGCGGCGGAAATCAAAGACGAGCTCAACGCGCTGACCGAGAAGGGCGTCGAGCTGACAGACGCGCAGCGATCAGAAATCGAGGGGCTGATCCGCGCAGAGGAACAGCTGCGCGGACAGATCGAACGCGAAAAGGACGCGCGAGAAGAAGCCAACCGAGCCTGGGAGGTGTTCGTCACCGAAGTGGTCGGGACGTTCATCAACTCTACCGGGTCGATGGGCGAAGCGTTCGGATCACTGATCGACCGCATGAAGCAGGAGGCTATCAACGCGGGGGTCGGCGCGGCGCTTGGATTCGGGACTGCGAGCACGCCGCTATTGAGCGGTATTTCCACGCTTGCATCCGGAGGCGGTTCTATCGGCAAGCTGTTCGCCAATGGCAGCCTGTTCCCGAAGCTGGAATCGCAGCTATTCGGACTGACCAACACCATGGTCGCCCAGGGCGGCATCATCGCCGACGCGGGCCTTGCGCTGAACAACGCCGCAAACAGCATTGCGCAACTGCCTGGCGGGCTGGTTGGCGGCGGGCTGATTACGGCTGGTGCTGGATTTGTAGGCGGGCAGCTCGGCGCCAGTGTGTTCGGGCAATCCGGCATGGCGTCGCAGTTCGGCGGGCTAGGCGGCGCGCTTGCCGGCGCGCAATTCGCCGCGCTTGGCTCACTCGGCGGGCCTCTGGGCGCATTGGCCGGTGCATTCGTTGGCAGCGCCATTGACAGCGTGATGGGCGGAGATGGACCGGAGCGCCGGGCTGCCGTATTCACCGGCGCGGCCACAGGCGGCGCGGAAGCGAAGCATACCGTATTTTCTGAGCGCGGCGCGTCCGGCCTGATGATTGCCGGCGAGGCACAACGAGTCGGCGAAGAAGGCCGGGCCGCAGTGATGCAGGCATCCGAGCAGCTGCTCGCATTGGATGCCGCATTGACGGAACTGACGCGATCCGCTGGCCTTGCCGTCGATTTGACCGCAGCCCTTGGTGTTGAGCTTGGCGGCGAAAACGCGGCGCGTGAGTTTGTGAAGTCCTGGGTGTCGGAGGTGTCGTCCGGGTTCGACGCCGAACTCGCGAAGGCGGCGAAGAACATCGCCGGCGATACCGCGGAAGAACTCATCGCGCAGTATCAGGCGATACTTGCGGTTCGCGGGAACGAGATATTCGCCGGAATCGGGTCTATATCGCAGGTTGTCCAGGCGGTAGGTCCGGCAGAAGTGCAGCGCATCGCCGCGTTTTCGACCCAGCTGCAAGCGATGAGCGGCGCCATCAAGACGGACTCAATAGCCGCGTGGGAATCGTCACAGCGAAGCGTGTTCGAACTGTGGCGCGACCAGGGCGACGCGATTGTTGCGGCGGCGGATGTTGCGGCTACGGAAGCGGATTTCGTCGCGCTGCAAATGGCGATGACGGAGCGGTATCAGACCGAGCTTGCGCTGGTTGCGCAGATCAATGATGCGCTGAAAAGCACTAGCGCCATGTTCGCGCAGAGCTTCGAGACGATATTTGTCAGCGGGTTGAAGACGGAAGAAGCGCGCTACAATTACTTCCGCGACCAGGCGGACGAAATCGCGCGCACGCTCACCACGCTGACCGATCCTGCCGCAATCGCACAGGCTGCCGAGCAGTACAACGCGCGGCTGATGCAAGCATTCAGCGCGCTTGGCGAAGGCGCACAGGACGCGATGCGCGATGAGATACTGCGCACGGTCACCGAAGTGGAGCAGATGGTACAGCAGCGGCTGGATACTGCGCTATCGATGGTAGAGTCTGACGGTGATGCGGGCGTGCCCGGGTCAACGTCGAATGCGGTGGAGGCTGCGATTCAGTCCGCCACTGCGCAGATGCGGGATGCTATGGTCGCCGCGATAGACAGCTGGATTGCGCAACAGCGCAACGTTGCGATCGATCAGCAACAGGCGGCTGGCACAATGCAGGGTGCGGCGAACGCATTTGGCGCATGGGCAGGCAGCCTTCCGTCGAGGATTACGGTTGAGCTTGCCGGCAGCGAGGTGGCGTTCTGATGTCGGTACCACTGACAGGCAATAATGCCCGCATTTCTCCGCAGACTGTGGTGGTGGTGAATCACGGCGTTGTGTCTGATTTTGCAGACGACATGACGCTTCACCAGCGCGCGCTTGGGTCGTCGATCCAATATGACATCAACGTCGTGTGGGTTCCGATGACATCATCGGAGCGGCAGGCATTGGTAGCATTCCTGAATCGGTATCGGCTCGAAGAAATCGAGATCACGGTATCCGGTGAAACCTACGTTGGACGCATAACGACCGACCCGCAATTCCGGTGGATCGATTCGGTGTACGGGCAGGTCACCGCAACGATCCGTGCCAGAAAGACAACGAACGCCATCGCCACCATCATCGCCGCCTACACACAGGCCAGCGTGTGGTACGACCCTTCCGACCTGTCTACGATGTGGCAGGACACGGCGGGCACGATCCCGGCCGTTCCCGGCTTGGCGGTAGCGCGGATCGACGACAATGGCAATCTCGGCCTGCACGCCACACAGGCGACGGCGGCGAACCGCCCGACGCTCCAGCGCGACAGCCTCGGCAACTACTACCTGCAATTCGATGGCGCCAACGATACGCTGGTGATCCCGACCGGGATGCCGGTGCCGACTACGGGCTGCTGCGCGGTGGTGGCGTGGCAGCACGACAGCTACCCGGCCACCAATCCGATCCTCTACTACCAGCGGGCGACGACCGCAGACGCCAGCCACCAGCATCCGTTGATCCGGCTGGCGAACACCGGCGCGGTGCAGGCACTACTCGGCAACCAGTCCAGCGCGTCGGTGGATGGATCGACGCCGACAGGATCACCGTATGCGGTGTCGGCTCACCTTGCGACCGATAACGCCGCGCGCACGAACTATCTCAACGGCGTGCTCTACGGCACCGCGACCGCTCCGGCGCTGACCGATGCTGCCGACAGCCCAACCGGCGCCATTGGTGGCGCGACCTTCGCCGGCCGGATTTACGGTGTGGTGCATATCCAGCACGGCATCGCAGATGCAGACCGTCAGACACTTGAGCGCGAACTGATGCGCCGGTCCGGGGTGATCTGATGGCGACCGCCCCGCGCCTGCCGGACTACATCGGATCGCCCACGGCACGCACGCTGAGCGGCGGCCGGATACCGGCGTCGCAGATCAACCGCATGGCGCCGACACCGCGCGAGCGGACGATCACGGTCGCCGGCGACGGGCAGCCGATCCCGATTGTGTACGGCCGCGCCAATGTGCCGGGATTGTTGTTCGCCCAGGGTCTGATCGGGTCCGACCTCCTCGTGCTCGGCTACGCGCTGTGCGTCGGCGAAATCGACGCCATCGAGATGGTGCAGATCAATGACGTGGACGCCAGCACGATCAGCGGCGTGACGGTGACCACCTACCGTGGCCTGCCGACGCAGACCGTCAACGGCACGCTATCGAGCGCGATTGGCGGATTCGCGGATTCGATGCGATTCGATTCCGGCAACGGCCTGCGCGGCATCGCCTACGTTGTGCTGAGCATCACCACGGCGGCGGCGGTGGGCGGCTTTCCACGATTGCGCGCGACGATTCGCGGGCGCAAGGTGTTCGATCCGCGCACCTCGACGACGGCCTACAGCGACAACACCGCGCTGTGCATCGGCGACCTGATCACCGATCTGGATTACGGCCTCGGCGCCACGGTAACCAATCTGTCGGCGGCCGCGGATTGGTGCGATACACTGCTGGCGGACGCGACGACCAAACGCTCGCGCATATCCCTGGTGCTCGCATCGCCGCAGCGGATTTTGCCGGACTGGCTCGACCTGCTGACCATGTATGCCGAGTGCTGGTACGTACACGAGGGCGCCAGCATCCGGTTGGTGCCAGACAATGCCGTGACGTTGAGCAGCACACCGATCGTGACCAACTGGCTGCGATCATCGCTGTCGATCCGCCACGAGGACGCGAGCGACGCGCCGACATCTATCACCGTGCATTACACGGTGCCGAGATCAGACGCGCTGCCGTGGTCCACAACAACGGCGCGCAGAGCATCACCGGGCGCGGACGTCAACCCATCGACAGTGCGATTGCCTGGCGTAATCACGGCGGCGGAGGCGGACAACAAAGCGCTTGGGAGGATCAACCGCACGCGCTCGCGGCGCACGGTATCGTTCACGATGCCCGACTCGGGTGTGGTGTATCAACCTGGCGACGTGGTGCGGCTGGACAACGGACCGCGTGGAGTTGCGTTGTTGCCGGTGCGGGTGCTGTCGATCGATTTGGCCGAGCCAGGACGCTACGGCATACGCGGCGAGGTGTACAACGCGGACCACTACCCGGCCGAACTGCCGCCGCCTGCGCCGGCCACGCTGCCATCCGGCGCGATCGTGATTTGGGACGGCGGCGAAATCCCGACGAATTTCTCGGCATTTTCGGCCGCGAACGGCAAGCTGTTGGTCGGTGCCGGCGGCGCCTACGCGCAGGGCGCGAGCGGTGGAACCGGCTGGAACGTGACGATCACCGGCACCACCACCACCAACGGCGCGCACAGCACATGGACGAATGAGTTCCAGGATTATTTCTCGTCGCCGAGTCAGAGTAATACAGAGCTTGGCACGCCGGCCGGATCGACGGGCGATCCTGCGCACGCGCACGGATTCACCGCCGGCCCGGTGACGCTCAACCCGCTGCGCGCACAGCGGCGGTTGATACAGGCGACGACCAGCGTCGCAACGATTCCCAGCGGCGCGAAGCTGTTCGGCGTGGCGGGGCTGGTCGGAGCGGGCTGGGAGCGTGACACGGCTGCCAACGGCAGGACCATCGAGGCCGCCGCGACAACCGCATCCGTTGGCGTGGCGTCGCACACGCTCGACATCACCCTCGCATCCGCTGACGATACGCACCGCCACTTCGGAGCTCCGGCGCAATTCACCGAAACAGCACCGCCGGAGTATCACCCGGACTGGCCTGGGTACGAGATATTTCACTATCTGTTCGAGGCGCTGGCCGGCGGTGGCCCACACACACACACTGACAAAGTCAAAATCACGGCATCGCTCAAGCGGCGGCGGCTGGCGCTGTACGGTGCGAGCGCAGCGGCTCCGCTGCTGCCGGGGCATATCGTTCTGTGGCAGGGCGGTGCAGTGCCGGCCGATTGGCTGCTGTGCGACGGCACCAACGGCACGCCGGACTGCCGGGATTTTTTCATCGAGATGGCGGGGACCGGGAACGAGGGCACCAGCGCCGGAGACAACACCGCGAGCGTGGTATCACAGATCGGTTATCAGAGCAGCGTGTCGCACCAGCACAGAGGTCCGCAGCGCCCGACCACCTACCGCGTGCGCGGAGACTACGGACACACCGACAGCATCGGTCACAGCCACCAAATCAACGCCAGCGCGGCAATCAGCCCGCCGTACTACGCGCTCGCGCTCATCATGTACTCGCCGGGGATTTGATCATGCCATTCACCAAACGCGTTACCGTGGGCCGGCCTCTGAGCTACGACGAGGCCGACGCTAATTGGGACGAACTGGAGCGCATCTACGAAGAGACGCTGGCGGCGCGCGACATTGCGGTTGCCGACACCATCATTTACCCGGACGAGACGGCAGGGATCGCAGCGACTGCAGAAGGCGGCTATTTCGTGGTCCTGGATACGGACACGGACGAGCTGGTGTTCGTGCGCAAGGTGGCCGGTGCACCGGTCGAGCAGCTGCGCATCGGCGCACGGCTGCCCTACGGCGGCGGTACGCTGGTCACCGCGCTAAATCACGCGCCGGCTGTGACGCTTGCGAGCACGACCACGACCAACATCGGCGCGGCCGCTGCCAACGCAATCACCATCACCGGCACCACCACGATCGCCGCATTCGATACCATAGCCAGCGGCGCGGTCCGGGTGCTGACGTTTGCAGGGGCTCTCACGCTCACGCACAACGCCACCAGCCTGATTTTGCCGGGCGGTGCAAACATCACCACTGCCGCCGGCGACGTGGCGGTAATGCTGTCGCTCGGCGCGGGGAACTGGCGCTGCATCGCCTACCAGCGCGCGAGCGGCAAGGCAGTGATCAACGTCCCGCACACCTGGAGCGTGTCCGGCGAGATCAAGGTCCCGGTCGGACAAACCGACGTACTGCCGGGATTTTTCGTCCCGCCGGCGCTGGCGCCCGGTCAAACTGCGCGGCTGTTGTCGGTGCGACACGTGATCGGCGCCGGCACGTCGGTGACCGTCAAACTGCAAAAGGGCGGCGTCGATATCACCGGGTTCACCGGGATTTCGGTGACGCCGACGCCGGGCACCACAACGCCGACTCCGGTGAGTCTGGCCGCCGGTGACTATATCCAGCCGGTCGTTACAGCGGTTTCTGGCACACCGAAAAACATGACACTTACGATATCGGTGGAGTACACGGCGGAGGCCCTCTGACGTGGCGATCAACGCGCTTACCGCGACCAGCGTTACCGCCACCAGCGGCACCACGCTGATGGTCAACAAGCCGAGCGGCGTTGTGGCCGGGTCGCTGCTGCTGGCCGCCGTATATGTCGAGGCGAGCTCGATCCCGACGATCACGCCGCCGAGCGGGTGGACGTCGCTCGGGACTGTATCGAGTGGATCACAGCGCGCACAGGTATTTTACCTGGTCGCCGGCGCATCCGAACCGACGAATTACACGTTCACGAGCTCGCTGACGATCGTGGCCGGAACCGCTGTGCTGGAGGGATACACGTTCACCGGCACCGGCGTTGTCGGCGCATCCGCGTTTGGCAGCCAGGCGATTGGCACTGTGGTGATTGCGCCGACCGTTACCGTCGCGCTGCCCAACAGCCTGCTGTACTGCGCGTTTTTCACCAGCACGCTGGGGACTGGCGTGACCGGCATGACGCCACGCGCAGCGGTCGAAAACGGCCTCAGGGACGTGGCGGTATTCGATCAGGCGGTCGGCGCAGGCGCGACCGGTACGCGGACGTACACGGGATCGAGCACCGGCTGGGGGTTCTCGCTCTCGATCGAGGAGCTGGCCGCCAATCGCATCCGGATGATGATCTGATGCTCGCTCTCGACGCCATCCAGCAAATCATCGTCGCGCGGGCCGCGACGCAGCCGACCTATCTGGTCGATATCACCTGGGGCGGCGAGGAGCAGCGGTGGAGTTCACGCGGCGATCACGTCGTGGACGGGGTGTCCTACACTGGCGGGCAGGTCAGCGTGCGCGGCGCGGCGAACTGGCGGACGGCTGGGCTCGCGATCGTCCCGACCGCCGAGAACACCGCCGTCATGCTGTCCGGCGACTGGGTTGGCGCTGCGTGCGATATCTCACTGCTGCCGGTCATGTACCACCCGCAGATCCTGGAGGAGGGCTACGTCGAGGACGGCTACGGGTTTTTCGGCACGGAGGTGGGCGACCGGATCTTGCTGCTGCGCGGTGTGATCGCGGCGGCGGAGTACAGCGGCGACGGTCCGATCACGCTGGAGATTCGCCATGCCACCACCGTCGGCAAGTGGGCGCCGCGCACGCTTCTGGCGCCACCGACCGCCAATCACCTGCCAGCGCCTGGCACAAAATTCACCTGGGCGGGCGAGGTGTACATTCTGGAGGCGCGCTGAATTTCCGGTATTCCGGCAACCGCATCCGCGTACTCCCTGCACCACTCACTATCATCGATTTGGCGCCATGGATTCGCTGCGCGCTTGACCGCACACCATGCATAGCTTCCGGCTTCCGGCCAGCGCTTCACGACTTCGATGTAAGCGTCCAGGTCTTCCGCTCTTAGCGGTTCCGCGTCCGCCCCCGGAACGAACAGATCGTTGCAGTTGATGGCGGGGTATGCAGCTCCGTCGTCCCAGGTCTTCGTCGTGCTGTTGTAGTTCCCGAGGAAAATGTGGTCGTGCAGCAGCAGCCAGAAGATTTTACGTGCGGTCTCTAGCTCGATCGCTGGGGCAAGCACGTTGAGTTCTGGCATCTTTTTTGTCCTCGAAATCTTGGCACCTACGCTTCCAGCCCCACACAGCATCCCCGGCATATCGTGGCGAATAAAATCGCGGCTTGTGTCCCATTACGCACCGCATGCCTGAGCGACCGACCCATTCGCAATACGCGCATTCGTCGCAGTGCCTGATTTTGGCCTTTGGCGACTCTACAAGCTCCTCTCGTCGTTCAATCGGCAACATTATCGCCCTCGAAGGGATTAACCTTCAAACACTTGGCTTCATCAAACGTCGTCATCTAACCCTCCGTTCGTTCGGACGCTCCGCCTGCGGCTCCGCGCCGCACAACTTGAGCGATCAACATCACCACCGACACGCTGGCGCCGGCAAACTGGTTTTCGTATGGCCCGCGCCACACCAGCTTGAACCCGGGCAATTCCAGACTTCTGCGTGCGGACTCCGGCAGCAGCGCTACCAGCCTCCCATCCGGTGCGAGCAGGCCCGCGGCGGCCTCAACGTGCGCCTGCCACCTGCCGAGACTGAACGGCGGGTTCATGACGATGCGGTCGTAGCGCTGCTGGCAGCCCTCCGCGAATGCCAGGAAATCCCCGTGGTGCACGGTATGCCCCTTCTGCTCCAAGATCTTGGCGTGCAGGGCGCTGACCTCGACGCATTGGGTGCGGTCCTTGGGCATCAGGTCGGCGATTGCACCAGTGCCGGCGCTGGGCTCCAGGCAGCTATGGCCATCACCAATCTCCGCCTCAGCCACCATGGCCGCCGCGAGGTCCGGCGGCGTCGGGTAATACTGGTGGCTCTTGTGGTCCGGGACACAACCGCTGGCGATCACCTCTCCGAGCACCGGGCGCGGATCGTAGTCGAATTCGTACCACTCGCTGCCGCGCTCTCGACAGCGGACGCCGCCGATCGCCGACAGCACGCGATCTATCTCAGCGGTCGTGTATTTGTTCCTGTCCCCGTACCCGAACTCCAGGCTATTTTTGTTGTGGGTGAGCGGCTCGATCACCTCGCCGGTGCGATTCGACCGATGCGCCGCGGTACTCACCGGGCGCATATTGGCGAGCACTCGGATCACGGCAAACGGCAACGGCCGCTCCATCAGAATGTGATCGCGCTTCGCCGTGCGCTTGGGCTTGGTGCGGAAGCGCGACGGAATCGCGTGCGGGTGCAGCATCGCCAGGATCTGGTTGAGCTGCCAAGCGATGTCTGGATGCACCTCCAGGTGCGCGTTGCCATTGAGGTAGCACCTGATGCGCAGGGCGCCACCATCCACATCCAGCCACTCGCCGCGGTGGTAGGCGCGAGCGATCTCCACCAGCTTGTTGCTGGCGTCGTAGTCCGGCTCATCGCGCCGCATGAGCTTCGCCACGACGGCGCGCAGATCGTTGACGTGGCCGACTTTCTCGCGGCCATAGGAGCCATGCTCATTGGTCACGCCGGTCAGGATCATGCGCTTGCTGAATCCCTCTGGGCGGTTGGTGACATGCGATCTCGATAGCGCCTGGAAGATGCCGTCCACCCGCTCGGCGAGGAACCGGCCGCGCATCGCCAGCAGCTCGGCCAGGGTGTCGCGCACAACCTGCTCCTCGAAATCCGGCGTCGTCATGCCATGGATCTGCTCCCACCACTCCTCCCGGCGCTTGGCCGGCATGCAGTCGAGCACGTCGGTCAATTCCATTGCTCGGCGCCAGTAGCGCGCATTCAGCGCGGCGATGGCTCCATCGCGCTCGAACAGCTTGGCCGCTGATACCGGGTGGCGCTCGCTGTTGCCGGCCAGGAAATAGTGCATGACGCTGGACAATCCATCGCCGTGCAGCACCTCGCAGACCCGCTCGATCTGGGCGCGCTCGCCGCGGTACTGGCCAATCAGCGTGTCGATCAGGTCGGTGTCGGCGGGGGCGAAAAACTCTTGGGTCAGTAGCCCGCCCATCAGTCCAGCACCCGATAGCCACGCCCGCTCATGCACGCACGCACGATATTCTTCTGTGCCTCGACACCGGACGCCGCACCCTGCACCGCGCCACTGGTAGTGCCCAGCGCAGCGCCATAGGCCGCGCCATAGCCTGTATCGTCGTAGGCCGAGCCCACGATAGCGCCGAACAGCGCGCCGACCAGCAGGCCGCCCATGGCGCCGTTCGCCGCAGACTCGCCCACAGGCCGTTGAGCCGCGAACGAATTGCACTGGTCCATGTCGGTGCGATACTGCTCGTATGAGAAGCCCGGGGCGTAGGTGTCGACCAGCGTCCGCGGTCCCTGGGGTTGTGCTGCGCAGCCGACCACCAGGGTGGCGACGAGTGCGGCGGTGATTTTGGTTTTCATAGCGCTTTCCTTTCAACGTTGGGTGGATTGATCGGCCTGCCGGCTGGTTTGGGTTCGCCGACCAGGCGCACGCGGCGGCCCTCGACCACGGCCCGCAGGCCGAGGCGCTCCTGCAGCGCCCAGATGTATTCCGGGCTGGTGGTTATGGAGGGGTGGGCGTAGATGCCTGCGGTCGTCATGGCTCATTCCTCCTTAGGGGGAGCCGGTAGCGGCATCCAGTGGGTAACCGCGTCAACCACGGCCCAGTGGCACTCTTCGTATTCGTTCTGCTCGTACCATCCTTCATCGCACCAATAGGTGTCCGTCTCCTCGTCATACTCTCCGCCCTCTGCATCGATGTGCAGCGGCAACGTCTTCGGTGGCGCATAGGCGGCGCGGATACGCCGGCCATGCCCGCCTCCGCTAAAGTTCGGCACATAGGCGATCACAGGGACGCCCGGCGGTGGCATCTCATTGCTACATTTCACCCATTTGTTCATTCCGCGTTCTCCAGCAATTCCCGAAACTCTGCCGCTATCGCGGCATGCTCATCATCCGAAACCTTCCGCGCCAACCACGGCGCCGGCCTGCCGCGCGAATCGAGCACGATGTACTCGATGCACCGCCCGTCGCAATCGCGCTCATAGTTCGTCAGACGCACCCGGCACGGGATGCCGGAGATGCGCCAATCTAGGTCAAGCGGGGCCATGAGTTGCTCCTGTTCGCATAATCCGTGTTAGGTGCTTGCGTCCGCCGCATTCAGCGCATCACACACAAGCTGCGCATCGTCCATGCTGAAGCATTCGCAGACGGTTTCGTAATGCAGTTGTCCGTCGCTTCCGGCGTAGTGTTTGCCGCCGATGATTTCCGGCTTCGTCGTATCCATCACCGTTGCCTCGAAGCAGCAGTGCGCGGACTTGGAGCCATTGAATATTTTGTAGCGCATGTCATTCTCCGTAGCCGCTCGGCTTCATGTCTCGTCTCCGTCATCGTCGCCTCCACATTCCGCAGAATCCACCACTCGTGTCGGTACCGCCGCGATCAATGAGGCGCACATCGCTGCGCCAGCGGTGAACAGATAATGCAGCGCAGCAGAGCGCTCGGTCGGTTGTATGCACTCAACGCGATAACGTCCTGTGGCCGCATCGTGTATATACACAAACGTGACGAAATTCGTCCAGCCCGGCCCGCTGCATTGTTCCGGTACAACGGCCACGACTCGCTCTGTCCTTGACAGGTCAATCACCATGTCATTCATCATATTGTTCTCCATCTCCGCAGAATCCACCGCGTCCACCAGGCCGATCAGCCGCTCGTTCACCATCTCGCGAAACGCTTGGTTCCGGTGGTCGCAGCGGATGAATGCCGCTGCCGCGTAGACGTACTGGCCGAGCGCGAGCAGCGCGTCGTTATAGGCGCTCATTGCTCATCCTCCACCGTGATTCGCCACAGAATTGGCGACGGCATCATTTTCAGACAGCCGCTCCTTCATCCGCATGAATCCATCCTTGATGGCGGACGACCGCATGCTCTCGACTTTCGTCCAACTCCGCGTAGCGAATATCGAATCAAGCAGGTCCAGCTTCGCCTGCTTGTGCTCTGCGGATTGGGACGGATAGTGCTTCACCATCAACCCCTGGATCTCCTCGCACCAGATTTCCCGCTGCCGCTTCTCGACATCCCATCCGCCTTCGTCGGCATCTTCGAACATGGCCTGGCTGTCTCGCGTGTCCATACTTCCGAAATGCTCGCCGCCGATATTCAGCGCTTCGAAGTGCGGGCGGAACGATTCAAACGTCGGCATCCGCAGTTCCTTGCCGTTCAGCTTGTCTGCGCGATCTTTTTGGATTAGGGCAACATTCACGATCTTCCCGTCGTCTCTGTCGGCGATCATCTCAATCAAAAGGCTAGGCTCGTAACCTAGCTCCTTCTCGGTCGCCATTCGCGTTCCGACCGTAATCAATTCCTTTTTGCCGGTTCCGTCGTCCTTGTCCTGGTATTCGTAGATATTCCCGGCTCGTCCACAGACTATGACGTGCATCTTCGACGACAAGAATCGGTCGGTGAATTCAGCCCATGCCGCCTTGATCGGCCGCCAGTGCTGAAACTCCAGAGACATCAGCGGTCGCTTGTTTTCGCTCTTGCGCTTTGCGTTCAGCCTGCTCAGGTAGGATTCCTGCGCATCCCGCCAGACATGGGTGATGCTGTCGATGATGGCGATGTCAGACACCTTTTCCGCCTCGGCCATAAAAGCCATGAGGTCTTTCAGCGCGCGGCTTTCGTCGGCAACAAGCAGCTCAATCCCCGCAGCCTGGAACAGCGGCAACACAAACCCAAAAGCAGGCTCAGTGTCGAACACGACCACCGGCTTCTTCGACCCAATCCGTTTGTGCAGCCCTATCGCGATCTCGGTCGCTGTCCGCGTCTTTCCAGAACCAGCGGCGCCATACAGCCCCACCTTTGCGTAGGCCATTCGGTTTGATGCCGGTTTCAACATGCTTGGTTCCTCCTCTATGTGCAATCACGATGCGACTACCGCAGCGGTGATGCAAGCTCAACGTGTGACCGGGTGGTCATACCGCATCCTTGATCCCCATGATCCGCGCGCGAATCTCGTCGATCTCATCCGTAATGCCGAGCCCTGCAGCTACGTCGTAGGCGCGTGTCATCGCGGCATACGCGCGGTCGAACTCCATGATGAGCGCGCGTCGCGCCTTGTCGTGGTCATTGCGCAGCGTCAACACACTGTTATATCCGCTCGGCGTATCGGGATCGCGGACGTAGGCAACGCTGCGGATCACGATGTCTCTGTTCTCGATCACCAGCTTGACGGATCGGATCAGCCGCCGCGCCTGTTCGGTGCGCCAGGATTTCGCCGCCGATTCGTCGCACCAGTCGAAATACTCGTGCAACGGACTGTCGGGATTCTCGGCGTCCTGCAGCACCGCCTCGGTGGTCAAGACGCCTCTGTCTTCGAGCTGCTTCAGCCGTTCAATTGCTTCGGGTTTCATCGTTGATCTCCGGTTGAGTGTAGATTTGCCTGCCTCGCCCCGCCGCGCCATGCCACGCCATGCCGTGCCTGCCTTGCCTCGCCATGCTATGCCTTGCCTAGCCGCGCCACGCCGCGCCAAGCCTTGCCTGCCGTGCCAATCCGTGCCTCGCCACGCCAA